CGCTCTTCCGATCNAGAGGAAATGCGTAAAATACGCAGTATGGATGAGTGGCTCGAAAAACCTTCCGAGTTTCGCAACAAGTTTCGTTCTTACATCGAACAAGAGTTTCAGCGTAGGCGCGACGGTGTTTGGTTTTACAATAATGGGGAACCTACGTATATTACAGGGAGACACTATATGTTTCTACAATGGTCTAAAATTGATATCGGATATCCATCATACCTCGCTTTCCAAAAGGACATCTTTACGCACATGGCTGCTTGTGAAGCTGACCCTCGTTGTTTCGGTCAGCTTTATACTAAGTGTCGTCGTTCTGGCTACACTAATATATGTTCTGCTGTCTTGGTGGATGAAGCTAGTCAAGTTAAAGAGAAGCTTCTTGGCATACAGTCGAAGACTGGTAAAGACTCGCAGGAGAACATTTTCATGAAGAAGGTGGTTGCGATCTTTCGCAGCTACCCGTTTTTCTTTAAACCTATCCAGGACGGTACTACAAACCCTCGCATGGAACTGGCGTTTCGCGAACCATCTAAGCGTATCACGAAAAACAACAAGACCTCTCATAAAGGTGACGCTCTTAATACGGTTGTCAACTGGAAGAATACCACTAATAACGCTTATGACGGAGAAAAACTTCATATGCTTTATCTCGACGAGGCTGGTAAGTGGGAAAAACCTACTGATATTAGAGAGGCGTGGAGAATTGAAAGAACATGCTTAATTGTAGGTCGTAAAATTGTAGGTAAAGCTTTAGTGGGTAGCACTGTAAACCCCATGAATAAAGGAGGAGAGGAATACAAGGGATTATGGTGCGACTCTGACCCCAACGAGCGCAATAACAACGAAAGAACAAAGACAGGTCTTTATAGAATCTTTATCCCAGCTTATGATGCTCTAGAGGGCTTTTTTGACGCATACGGAAACGCCGTTGTAGAGGATCCACCTCAAAGCGTACACATACATGGTATAGATGGAGATACTATCGAAATAGGCAGTAAAACCTATTTAAAGAATGAGCGCAAGTCCTTCAAGGACAATCCCTCAGAGTTAAATGAGGTGACTCGACAGTTCCCTTTTACTGAAGACGAAGCCTTTAGAGATAGCATCGAAGGGAGCTTATTTAATATAGGTAAGATATACCAGCAGATTGAGCACAACGATGAGTTGTTTCCAAACCCTGTCGTTGTAGGTAACTTCACCTGGAAAGAAAAAGACAAAGAGGTTGTTTTCTCCCCCACGCCTAACGGAAGGTTTAGGGTTTCCTGGATGCCAGACCCTTCTGAAAGAAACGTAATGAAAACAGAAAGAGGAAAAAAGGTTCCTCCTTTTGTTAACTACGGCTGCGGAGGGGTTGACTCTTACGATCTGGACGCCACTGTAGATGGAAGGGGTTCTAAAGGGGCTCTTCACATGTACAATAAGTTTAGCATGAACCGACCTTCCAATATGTTTGTTGTGGAGTATGCTTCTCGTCCAGATTTAGCCAGCATCTTTTATGAGGATGTGTTGATGTGTTCTTTTTACTATGGCTATCCCTTACTTATAGAGAACAATAAGTACGGTATCGCAAGATACTTTGAGTCAAGGGGTTACGACGGCTATCTTATGGATAGACCAAACCACCTAAAAACAGGAAACTCTTCAATTAACGTAAGGACCAAAGGTATACCTTCTAATTCACAAGACGTAATACAGTCCCACGCTCAGGCAATTGAAGCGTACATACACGATCACGTAGGGATTAATTACGAGTCTGGAGAAATAGGTAGGATGTATTTTAACAAAACCCTGGAGGACTGGATAGGATTTAAGATTGATAAACGAACAAAGTTTGACCTTACCATTAGTTCTGGACTAGCTTTATTGGCGGCACAAAAAGAAAAGCAAAAACCAAAAGCTGACTTCAAAGAAAAGGTGTTTTTCAGGAGATATAAGGTCTAGCATTGATTTGCTATATTTGCAGAATACGCGCATATCGTCAGATAAAATATGAACTATACAAACAACAAGCGTAAAAGCTCATTTCCTGATCCTCTAGCAAGCACAGAAACAAAGCAGCAAAAAGCTTATGGTGTAGAGTATGCGAAGTCGATAGAGTCCCAGTGGGGTAAGATAAACAGCTCTACTTCTTTATATGGGAAAAGAAATAACGTTTTCGAAAAGAGCAGAGACTACGCAAACGGAACTCAAGATACAAATATATATAAAAAGCTTCTTCGTTCTTTAGCGCCAAATGCGGGTGACGGAAGCTTACTTAACATTGATTACACTCCAGTTCCTATCTTACCTAAGTTTGTTAGAGTTGTAGTAAACAAAATACTTTCGAGAAACCCTTACCCCAATCTAGAGGCTGTTGATCCACTATCATCATCAGAAAAAAATAACAAGAAGCGCCGCATTGAAATACAGGTTGAAGCGAAAAAGCAGCTCCAACAACTAAAGCAGCAGACGGGTATGGTTATCGGTGAAGATCCTGACAACCTGCCTGACTCTTTGGAGGAGGCAGAGATTTTGCTAGGAACTAACATCAAGACTGACGCTGAGATTGCAGCTCAGATCGGAACAAACATGACCCTTTCTTGGAACGACTTCAATGACGCTGTTTTTAGACGGTGTGTCAACGACCTTGTTTCTTTGGGCATGGCTGTAGTAAAGAGAAGTAATCACCCTAGCGAAGGTATTAAGACGGAGTATGTTGATCCGTCCACTTTTATTCATAGCTATACTGAGGACCCAGGGCTTAATGACCTCATGTATGGAGGGCATGTAAAGAAGGTGTCTATATCTGAGCTCAAGCGTATTGCAAGTGGCGAGCTCACCGAAGAAGAGTTTAAGAAGATTGCTGAGAACGTAAAAAACAACGACGGAAATGATCCTAGCCTGTTTAATAAAAGCAATTACAATAACAGGCTTTTAAGGCAGGAGTTCGGTTACGATGAGTACATGGTTGACATCCTGGACTTTGAGTTTATTTCTGTCGATTGTATATACTTTGAGGAAAAGGAAAATCGTTTTGGAAACACGAACCTTTATATGAAGGGGTTTGACTACGAAGAAAAAAGCGGTAGCGTTTTTGATCGGAATCCTAAAAAGATGGAGGTTGCTACCCTGTACGGAGGTAGCTATATCCTTGGAGGGTGCGAAATAATCTTTGATTATGGCATGAAAAAAAACATGCCTAAAAACATTCACGACCTATCCAAGGTGTCGCTTTCTTATTCTGCTGTTTCTACGAACCTCAGGAACATGATGCCGAAGTCTATGGTTGATAGCTGTAAGGGGTTTGCTGACATGCTTCAGCTTACTCACTTAAAGATACAGCAGGCTATTGCCAAGGCAAAGCCTGATGGATTGATCATTGACATTGAGGGGCTGGAAAACGTTCAGCTCGGAAAAGGAGGGGACCTACAGCCTCTTGACCTTCATGATATATACGAGCAAACGGGTGTCTTCTACTACAGAAGCAAGAACCCAGAGGGTGGATTTCAGAACCCTCCAGTTAGAGAGATAGGTAATTCTATTAGAAACATCAACGAACTTATAGGTCTCTACAATCACTACCTTCGGTTGATCAGAGATGCTACAGGCATCAATGAAATGATGGACGCCTCTACACCTAAGGGTGACACGCTTGTTGGTGTTCAGCAGAATGCTATAGCAGCTGGAAATAACGCGACATACGACATCACTAACGCTTCTATGATCCTGTTTAAAAAGGTTTGTGAAGATGTAGTGAAGTGTATTCAGGTTTTACCTACAGACTCTGTGATATTTACAGCCTATGAGAACGCTATAGGCAAGGAAAATATGTCTGTTTTGTCGTCGTTTAAAGATCTTCCTATGTACAACTTTGGCGTTCAGGTGGTCAAGGAAATGGAGGATAGCGATAGAGCTTATCTTGAACAGAACATTCAGATGTCGATTCAACAAAAGGAGATTGACATTGAAGATGCTATATCTATTCGCAACATGAAAGATGTCGCTCAAGCGGAACGTCTTCTCGTGGTTAGAAGAAAAAAGAGAATGGCGAAGCAACAAGAGATCGCCATGCAAAACTCGCAAATGCAAGCCCAGTCAGCTCAGCAGGCCGCCCAAGCTGCCTCTCAAGCAAAGCAACAGGAGATGCAAATGGAGGCTCAACTAGAAGCTCAACAAATGCAGCTTAGAGCGCAGCTAGACGGTCAGCTAGAGCGGGTCAAGCATGAGTTTAGAAAAGAAATTGAAATGATCAAAGCTCAGGCAACTCTTGGCTTTAAGGAGGATGACAAAAACTTTAAAGAAAAGCTTGAGGTCCTTAAAGAAGACAGAAAAGACGACAGAGTTAAAAAGCAATCCTCAGAACAAAGTAAGCTATTGTCTCAAAGGCAAGGGAAAAGAGGTGAGCTTCCAGAGTCGGGGGATAGCGTAGATAATATTGTAAACTCATTATTAGGTTGACATGGCTGAAAAAGTAAACTTAGACGTATCGGAAAAGCTTGATGTTACGTGCAGAAGGGGAGACACCTTTAACTTAACAATTACCCTAAAGGATTCTAGCGGAACCGCTATTCAACTTGAAACTTTAGGCTATGAGTTTTTGATGGATGTAAAAACAAACCCCCCTAGGTCTAGGTCGGGAAACTCAAAGAGAGAGGTGGTAGCTTCTAGTTCTCTTTCAAAATCAGAGTCAAAAATCAACCCTTCACTTTCTAACGGATTTGAATTTGTTGAAAAATCAGATGACGGAACTGTAAGAATTACGGCCTCCTCAGAAACCATGAGCTTGTTTCCTGTGGGAACTTATGTGTATGATATTCAGCAAAAAGTCGATGCTTCTGTAACAACTATATTAAGAGGAAGTCTTAAAGTAAACGAAGATATCTCAAGCTAATATGAGTGATGTTACAGTTACTTTACAGGGGTCGAATACGGTCACGGTAACGTCTCCCGCAAACAGCACTGTTTCTGTTTCTTCCGTTCCTGCTCCTGGGCTGACTATAACGAATCAAGGCGTTAGAGGCCCTAAGGGTGAGCCTGGAGAGGCTGCTTCTCAGGGGGCTACTGGTCCCGCGGGGGCTGCTGGAGCTACTGGTCCCGCAGGGGCTGCTGGAGTTACAGGTCCCACAGGTCCTGCTGGTGCTACAGGCCCTGCTGGTGCAAACGGAGCTACTGGACCCACAGGCCCTGCTGGCGCTACAGGCCCTACAGGTACCGCTGGCGCTACAGGTGCCACAGGCCCTGCTGGAGCTGATGGGCAGAATGGTGTTGATGGCGCTGATGGAGCCGATGGCGCTGATGGAGCTACAGGTCCTGCTGGAGCTACAGGCCCTGCTGGAGCTACAGGTCCCACGGGTCCTGCTGGAGCTGACGGAGCAGACGGTTCTGAAGATACCTTTAGCCAAGACTATGTATTAAACATTCCCGATGAAGAAGGGGTAAAGAAGTCGTTTGGAAAGTATCTGAACGGAGACACCGTTCCTGCTAATGGCAAAACAGCCGTGGAGGTGCTTGCAGGTGCGTTTGTTGATCTTGTGGATCCTACGATTACTTCATTTAGCGTTACAGACCCAGGCTATTCTTCTTCAGCAACAACGCCTAGTGTTACTTTATCCTGGTCTGTCACCAATAACAACGCTCCTGCTGGGGCTGCATTAACGATAGTCATAAAGCGAAAGCTAACTACTGAATCCGATAGCAGCTACACTCAGATATATACTGAGTCTTACTCGGCTGGAGCAAGCATATCTGGTGACACGACCACAAACTCTCAAACCTTGTCGGCCTTCCCTACTTCGGGATTTAAGTACAAATTAGAGGTTACTGATGATCAGGCTGGAACTGGAACCGTAACTAGTGAGGACACCTCTCAGGCTTCTTATAATGATCCTGGGGTGAGCGTGAGCTTTAGCAGAGTTACAAATTCACCTTTCAGCGAATCAGCAGGCTCTTCAACGGGTGAAGGCAACACTTCAAGGGAGGTAGGAAACAACGACAGTGATGTTACCATTGAGGTTGATAGGCAGACTAGCGGCATAAACATAACAGAGGTTAGGCTGTATCGGGGGAGCACCCTAATAAAGACTTTTGGCTCTGGAACAGGCGTTCAGCCAGGTGATCACGATTATACGTTTCAAGACACTGGATACGCAGTAACGACGGGTACCGTTAGCTATAAGGCTCAGGTTGACGACGAAGAAAGCGATGACAATTCAGCGTCTTACGCTAAAGAATCTAGCACCGTTAGTTTCAGTATGCAGAAATACCCTCTTCTACTTGTCGCTAGTTCAACAGCCTTGATTGACACTTCTTCAGACAGCGATGCACAAGATGTTTTTGATGACGCTAGCACTTCAAATGGTCACGCTAGCGTATACAACAGTACCACAGGCTTTGGCACTGGAAAAAACTTAATAACAGAATCTGCTTCTAACAACGCTTTGAACTACACTTATATAATATACAAGGCAAGCATAGGCGATCTCGTAAGTGTAAAGCAGGGAGGTAACACAGGAACTGACTTAACTATTAACACATATCCTAATACTCCAGCTGATATGTGGAAGATTGGTGACTTTAGTCTTGACAATTCTTTTGGCCATACAGACACTTATAGGATTTATAGAACGGTAAATACACAGGGTTTTGCCGATAACGTAACAGTATTTATAGACGACTAACATGCCTAATTTTCCAGGTACAGTAAATAATCAAAACCCTAACGCTCCAGTTCTTGACCTGACTACACTTCAGGTTAGGGGTTTGGGCATTTTCGACGCTAAGTCTGGGGCTGACGCTGCTCTATCGTATAGGGACGATCTTTCTGAGGCTCTAAGGGTTGTTGGCTACGTCGCCGTTATGAAGGACGACGACAAAATCTATATATACAAAGGTGGAACCTGGACAGATACAGCTAACTGGGAAGAGGGAGGTGTTGGGCCTACAGGCGCTACAGGTCCTACTGGACCTGCTGGAGCGACAGGAGTAACAGGAGTTACTGGCGTTACAGGCGTTACAGGCGCTGACGGTCCTGCTGGAGTTACAGGTGTTACAGGAGCTGACGGTCCTGCTGGAGTTACAGGCGTTACAGGAGCTGATGGACCCGCAGGAGTAACGGGCGTTACAGGTGTCACGGGAGCTGATGGACCCGCAGGAGTTACAGGTGTCACAGGTGCCGATGGACCTGCTGGAGTCACAGGTGTCACAGGTGTCACAGGTGCCGATGGACCTGCTGGAGTAACGGGCGTTACAGGAGCTGATGGACCTGCTGGCGTCACTGGGGTTACTGGGGCTGAT